GTATTTTCTTCTAATGGAAGTTCTTTATCAAGTTTTTCTTTTATACCTTGTGGAATATCTAGAGCTTTTTTAGGAACCTTTTTAGGTTTAGTAGATCCCTTCATCGCTAATTTTAAAAGTTTACTTAATGCCATTATATTAACCTTTGATAGTCACCATAAGGGTTACGTTCTATGCGTCCACCTGATTTCTTTTGAACAATTTCTGATATGCGTGGTAGGTCTGCCAATCCTGCTTCAGCATTAATAGCCCTAACTTCTGCATCAGAAAGAACACGATTGACTTTCATTTCACCACCAATAATCCAATTACCTGTCATATTAGGATTTGTTTTATATCTGTAATGTCCACGTTTAGGAAGTTGGTCAGTAATGTGTGCAGTTTTTATATCAGGTGTACCATCTTTTTTAATCCTTGCACGTTCATTTGCTACAGCTTGCCAATTAACATCGGCTGGCATTTCTACTTCTGCCCATACCTGATTATCTTCACGAACATTAGGTTTAAACTTAGGGTCTTTAACACGTTTACCAGTAGCAGGGTCAATCTTACCACCAATATGTGTAGCCATAGGAAGATCACCAGCGTGCCATCCAGGTCTAAAAGCTAATGGACCAAGAGTAGACTTTACTTTACCTGCATCTGTTAATTCACCTGCAGTTGCTTCCAACCATTTACCAATTGGAACAGGTTCTTTTGCATTAACAAAAAGTGGATATAGTTCTCCGTCTTTACCAACTCTAAAAAGTTTAAATGCTTTTATAGTGTTTTGTGGTGGCTCATAATCATGAACTTTAACTTTTTGTGTATTTTCTAAAAGTTCATCAGAAACTTTTGCTGCGGCTACTTGCTTCTCATCCATATTTGAAAGAGAGGCTAAACCTTCACGTGCTTGATTAACTGTTTTAGGTGCAGCTTTTTTAGGGGCTTGTTTAGCAGAACCCTTAATTACTTCTTTAAGTATTTTACTGAGAGCCACTTTGTTTTGCTCCTTCCATTAATACCTTAGTAAGAACGTCAACCCCTTTCATAGCTTCTGTTTGATCAAGCTGCTCTTGCGTTTTAATCAAATCAGCAATAAGCTTGAGTGCTTCGATTGCACGTTTGTTATTACGATCAGCTTCTTTTTCGTCAGCCTTCAAGGTATTCTCTGCACCAATCTTATAGGCATCAAGAGAAAGCTTCTGTTCTTTAAGGTCAAGGTCACGTTGCTTGAGTGCGCCTTCGACAGCTTCTTTAGCAAGCTGTGCCTGTACTTTTTGCTGTTCAATGTCAAGACGTTGTGCTTCCATTTGAACCATTGCTTGCTCTGGTGTAGGACCAGCTTGAGCAGCGGCTTGGTTTGCTTGCATAACTTGCTGTGCAGCTTGAGCCATAACCATTTCAATAATCTGTGGGTTCTGAGCATTTGGATCACCCGCAGGTGCCTCTGCCATCATACCACGTGTTACGCCTTGTATTTGTTCTTGATACTTCATAATCATATGCTCTTGAATGTTTGCCTGAAGGACAGGAGCAATACGTTGCATCATTGGGTTTCCACCATTCATAGGATCTTGCATATACATAGTCTTGATCTGAATATGTGCATCATGATTTTGTCCAGCAAATGCTTTGATAGGCAATCCTTTAACTGCTGCTTCAATATCTGATACAGGATCAAGAGGTTGTGCTGCCAGTTTACTTGGAAGGATCTTATCAATATTAGGAATATTAGCCGCATGTAATAATGTACGGTTTAGTTCTTCCATGTTGTACATGCCCGGAGGAGCCGTTTGAGCCAACTGCATAGCCATCTGTGTCATCATAAGACGATGTGCGGATGACGGAATGTTTGGATCACTGACAGGAACAACGTCTACCCGCCCATCGAAGTCACGCCTAAAGACATTCTCTGTAATACCAGGTACATCATACGGATAACTGTTAGGCAAGAACTCATAGTTCAAACGAGCAAGAATTTTAAACTCGTCTTTCTGTGATTTATGCAGACGCTTATGAATAGCTGAAAAGAACTTGCTAGATGCTTCAAGCAATGCCATAGTCGTACCGACAGGACCATAGTTAGCCCCATCTGTAATGACTTGCTCAGTCGTATCTGCAAACTTCTGACCTGCCGCTGCAATAAACTGTAGCAACGTAAACAATGTACCTGAAGGTTCTTTATAAGGCAAAGGCACAATAGACTTGGTAAGATCCATGCCTGTTGCTTCTACTTCCTTAAATTCACCCGGAGCCACTGGATCATTGTCACCTACAATACGTACACCCTTGGCTTTAAATCCACCAGGCAAGTTAGCAAACTGTCCTGCGTCAATAAGGTTACGCAGTGCTGCAGTTGCAGACATAGTAAGGTTGCCAAGGAAATGGATAAGACCTAGACCATAAAAACCAAAGCCCGGAACAAACCGATAATGTGTAAAGAACATTTTCTTTTTCTTTGTTTTGTCATCTTCATTCCAGTTACGGCGAATAGACAAAACCATACGTGACTGTTCTTCTACAGTTACAATATACGGACAAGCATATCCATGATCTTCAATGTCCAGATAACAGTGCTGCTCAAGCAACACATACTGTGGATCGTCATCGCCTGAAGGTGACAAACCAAGAACTGTGTCCATCTTTTCAGTAAGAGCAGACTGTTCTGGTTGTTTCGCTTCCGGCAGATCTATTTCGGCATACATACCTGCTTCGATCTGACGATACAGTTCATGAGGACTGCGATAGATTACATGGGTATAGCGGTCCGCCCTGCGTAAGTCTGTGGCATAGTAGGACACGTAGAATTGATCTATGGGAACAAACTCACTAACAGGGCGTTCTTCTGCTGCGTCATAGTAAATTTTCTTAAACGCAGAACCTATGAGTGGAAGATGGAACAGCATCCTCTCAAATTCATCAAAGTATTCGGGCATTTGTTCAGTCAACTGATAGTTCATAAAGTTCTGAACACGTGATGCCTGACGTTGTTTTTCTTCTGTAGCATCGCCTAATACCTGTGTCTTGACAGGTCCAGCGGCTGGAAATAATTCTTGGGAAGCTCTTGACTGAAACTTTACTGCAGATTCAATAAGCAATGGATGCACTGCAGTTGCTGCACCTTCAAATGGTTCTGTAGTTTCGTCAAGCTTTAGACCAAGCAGATCAAAGCCACGCTCAAACATAGATTCCCATTCAGATCTGGAATCTCTATCTGCTTCAAACTTTTCACATACCTGATTACCAATGTCTAGTAGTTCGTCTTCGTCCAGAGTTTCAACTAGGTTTTCATAGAAGCCGCCTTTTTCCATTACGGCAATACCGTCTTCGTCAATCTCAACCTCTACAGATCCAAAGTCTACTTCGACTTCGCCTGTTTCTGGATCTATTTCAATACTTACATTGTCTGTGGGATCTCGTTCAACATCCAGTGCAATTACATTGCTCACTGGTGCATCAACCTCATAAGGGTTTCTTTCTGTTGCCATTATTTACGTGTCCTTGTAAATTAGTATTAATCAATTTTTATATTATACCCTTAAGCTCTCCAGTACGCAACCCTCTTTTTTGTTCTTGGCTCGTCTTCCCAATTAGGATCTTCAGGGTGGATAAGGTTCCAACTGTCCTTCATGTAATGAACAGCCATAGTCATACAGTCAACTTGGTCATCGTGTGCGCCATTAGGAAATGACATACACTCTTCAAACAAATCGTCTGCAAATTGTCTGTCCTTTGGTAGCCACACACGCCCTGATTCCATCATAGGCGTTGAAGCGTATACCCTTGCAACCTTGTCACGGTCAGGTAGATAATCCAGTACAGGTAGACCTGCCCTTCTCATATCCTGTATAAGGGATTGTCCTGAAGCTTTCTTTTCAATAATACAAACATCGGGTCTATACTCCTGATATAATTCTTGGGCAATCCTACGCAGTTCAGGATATTCAAACCTCCCCCGGATGTTACCCAGGAGAATTAGATTGGACGTAATATGCTCACCACCGTACTCGTCTTTTTCAAACTGACTAAAGATACCCCAAGTCTGGATAACGCTGTAGTCGGCAGTCCTGCGGGTACTAAAGGCCGTGTCATAGGTCTGGATAATAAAGTCACAGTTAGGTGGCTCGTCATCTTCCCACCATTCAATCCAACGCTTCTTGATAATACCACCGTCATCTGGGCTAGGATCTTGCATATACAAAGAGTTCCAGTACCTTGCACCGTTGGTTGCTCGTATTTCCTGTTCGTCAACCCTAAGAACTTCGTCAGGTTTCCACTCAGGGAAGTACGAAGTACCTTCTGGTAGTCCTAATAAGTCTGCAGCTTCTTCGTCAAGCCATGCAGGTATACTAATAACTTCCCATTTGTTTGTTGTTTCTTCTACCTTACTTTCTTGTTTCAATAACCAACCACAAAGATCGTCATAATGATACCTTGTATTGACAATAATAATAGAACCGTTAGGCATAATACGAGTACGTAAGCCTGCAGGATACCATTCCTTGATATACCTACGTCCTGCTTCGCTAAATGAATCCTCTTCAGACATTACGTCATCCAATAGGGCTACGTGTGCGCCACGTCCTGCTACTTGGCTACGTACACCTGCTGCATAATAGGAACCATTCTGGTTTGTTTTCCATTTACCTGCCGCCTTAACGTCACTACGTAGTGCTACACCTCTAAAAATCTTTTGAAACTTCTCAGTATTGACAATATCCCTGACAGTTCTACCAAAATCACTGGCAAGCTGGTCAGAGTGAGACACTGACATAATTTCATGGTGTGCAAAGTTACCAATGTACCATGCAGGAAACAATTTACTACAGATTACCGACTTAGATGAGCGAGGTGGTAGGAATACCATCAGTCGTTTGGTAGATCCGTCCACTACTCCCTGTAGCTTTTCACATAATAACTCAATATGCCTACCCATTTGGAAGTCTGAAACAATTGTGGGTGCAAATATCTTGACAAAGGTTAGGAAATCATCCTTGGCTTTGTAGTTATTGTAGTTATTAATCTTCTCTCGCAGGGTTAAGTAGGCTGACACACCCTGAATATCAGGGAGTTCTTCATTAGTATGACTATCTAACATTAAGTAGGTGTACCCTTTTTAATTTGACATTTATATTTTATTCCTATAACTGGAGGTGTTCTTTCATCAGAAACAAAATCACTAACCATCTCGGTTATTCTAGCTTTACAAGACATTTCTGTTTTGTGCAAACCTCTAGTGTCTGTCAATTCTATACATTCTGTAGAGATTAGACAAACTAAAACTAACGCTTCAAACATAATTAATCCTTATGTGTTGTATTTTTATCACACTCTTTAAAAAATGTACTGGTTGACAAACAAAAGTATACCATAGCTATTGACAATCATACAAGTGAATGTTATAATACCTATATAGTTATTAAGAGGTTTGTAAAAGATAGTAATAATAATAAATAATGGTAACAAACTCTAAAGAGTTCTAAAGAACTATATAGACTATTAAGCCCCGGCTGTCCCCCATGTCTATTAGGAACGCTAATATACCTCATAGGTATCCGTGTTTTTTTATTTCATCTATTTTTCCCTACATCATCCGTCAAAAAATTGACAGTATCTATAGAGATTTCTGTAGGTACCCTTTTTGTGTTGCAAAAATATTACAGTCAATGATTAAAGACCCTTGTTTTTTTGAAAATATGTTTGGGGGTGTCTTTATATATTATATAGTCTACGGATTTTTTTGGTGGGGGTGTCAAAAAATTGACGCTTCTACCGAGAACAAATCGTGAACAAAAAAAAGTCAAGCAAAATCTTGTCAATAATTTGACGTGTCAAAACTTTGACGCCCGGAAAAGAACAAAACGAGAACATCAGGTTTGTCAAGTCATTTATTTGACACTTAGGCTACCCTATATAATAAAGTCAAGACTAACTAGGCCTGCCCCCCCTAACAAGTTTAGCCATGCCTAACATTTCCTGCCGAGACTAACAAGGTTTGATTAGACTAACAAGGTTTGATCATACGAAAGACCTGTATAGTGTGACATTTTTACAACACCTGCAGCATAAATGTCACAGTCTATCTATTTGTTTTAACGTGTTATCACACTGAAACAACCTGTGTTAGCGTGTTAGCACATTAAAACGCCTTTATATATATTATAAAGTCAAAACCATTATTCCCATGATTAACCAGAACGAAACAGGAACGTACTAGGAACGAAACAGGAACATTGCAGATTTTCAAAAATCACCCAAAATAAAACCCAATAAAATCAATGACTTATTTTTTAGGCTTGAAAGCTGCTTTTTTTTCATTCATAACATAATCACAAGAACAAAACAGAAAAGTGATTAAGACAATGGCAAGGCAAAGATTAAATCCAAAACGGCGGAAAGCTTTAAGAGTAAAACAAAGCTTATCGCATAATGTGCCAGCCATTAGCAACGGTTATAAATTTTGGACAATGCGTCACGGTAAAGAGATGCAAAACATAGAACCAATAAAAGAACCATTGCCAACAATTGCGGAAAGGTTGCGAGTGAAAAAAGCACACACTAGGTAATACCTAGTTATATATAGGGCTTGTGTGTCTGCAAAAGACCCGCCCGAATGTTGAGAGTTAATATAGGCTTGCAATGTCTGCAAGGCACTAGGTGACTAGTGTATCCTTTCATATCATATGAGGTCTATTATGCTTAATTTTCTGACAGATACACGCAATAACCATTATCCAATCGGTGACGGTAAACTGGCATTTTTTACGAAAGATGGATATGTTTCTACTAATCGTGCATATTTCCACGTTGGACGTAATAAAAAATCAGGTCAATTCGTCAAACGCCATTGGCTTTTGAAAGTTACTCGCAAGGTGGTTAGAGGTTATTAATTGGACTGCAATGGGTTTTAAATAATCCATTGCAAGCCTATATTAACTTGAAACAAAAGGATTTGAAAATGTTCAAAAATCATCAAACAAAAATAGGCCAGGCCTGCGCTGCAAGTCCTGCAGCCGTTGCTGACACTATGATTTGCGTTATCAATTCTATTCGCACCCATTGGTATTTAGTGGGAAATATGAATATTGACGTAAAACAAAATGGTTTGGATAGCAGATATCTAAACAATGCAGTAAAGGCAAAAGCCTATAAATATATCCAGCGGAATAAAAAAGATATCCATGCAAAATTTGCTGATTATAAAGCTGGTAAAATTGATCTTCCCGATTTGCTTTTGTATGTGGCATCATGCCCTAATCTTGGACTAGCAAAGGCAGGTTTCGTAATCCAATTGGCTCTTGGCGAGATAGGCTGTTTAGATAGTCATAATCTGCAACGGTTCGGATTATCTGCCAGCACGTTCAAATATGGTGCGAATGCGTCATATGCTTTGATGCGTAAAAAAGCAGAATTATATATCGACACATGCGAAAAGCTAGGCGGGTGTGAACACCTATGGGATAGCTGGTGTGACTATTTGGCAACGGTTCACCCAACAAAATATAGTGATGGTGAACACGTCTCGCAAATGCATGTTGATTTCATACTAGGTAAATGAGGTGGTATAATGTCTGTGTTTCGATACGATGACGGCTATGACACGTTCAGAGTTGAATTAAAACTCAAATCTGGGTGGGTCAATTGTTATGGTGACAAGGAATATGCCACGATTGGCTGGGCTGGTGTAAAATGCAAAGATATTCTTGACCTTGGATATACTGCCCGAATTGTCAAATATGAAAATGGTGAATGGAAAGAGGTGAAAGAATGATAGTAAAATCATATGACAACCCAATGGATCATAGGGGATGCGTGAAAATCCCCTTGTATTGGTCAAAAGATGGGCAATTCTTTTTATCCATCTCTAATAATATTGATGGTTCTTTTGAAACATGGCCTCAACGTGTCTATAAAGATGGCACTGTTCAATATCTGAGTGACGATCCGAAATATTGTCATGACAGTTTAGAATTAGTTGAGCATTTAAACTATGCCAATGGTGGCATGTGGAGTTTTTGGGAATATCCAAAAGAAGAATTTAATGAAGATGATGTTTGCCGGAATGGTAAACTAGTCACAGAATGTGAGTGTTGTTAAATGGAATATTTAATACTGCAATTGATTATCTTGGGTGTATATATTGTAACCAATATGTAACCTGAAAAATCCTGGAATTTCTAGGCGAGAGCTGCAACTTAGGAGGTTATGAAATGTGTTGGGGAAAAATTGAGGGTTTGCCGTTTGGTTTTGAAATATTAGAAGACCCTGACGGCTGGAACTTAGTTAGACATGGAAAATTTTTAGGGTGTCGTGAAACAATAGAAGAAATTTTTGATGTGATGTGTAGGCTTCATATGTCACAAATTGAAAATCCTGCATCAACTTAGGAGGTTATGAAATGCAAATGAAACTCGATATGATGGATGAAGATTTGATAGACATGCTAGACGATACAAGTGTGTTGACATTGGATGAACTATCTGTTATGTCAGGTAGATCAGTTGGTGAATTAATTGAAATGAAAAGAGAGATGCAAAACAATGAAACGTATTGATACTCAAACGCCACATGGTCACACAACAGTATTGCCAAAGGATCAATTCCTCATGCTGATGTATGACCTCGCAGAAGAAATGTGCCACATGGACAAACAAGATCGTGAACCTGAATGGCATGTTGATGAGGCAGAAGAAATGTTAATTCGTAATGGTATCTTGAAAGGTGAATAAAATGGATAGAACAACAGCAAAAATTCTTCGTGAAAAACTAAACAACTTATTTGCCGAACATGGCATTGAAGGTTTTGAAATTGACGTAGGCAACGCAAGCTATGATGACACACAAATTACATTCAAGGTGCAAATCAAAGAGACTGGTGCGCCATCAAAAGAGGAAAAAGACCTCGAAAAATACGCAGGTTTGTATGACCTAGACACTAGTAAGATTGCAACCGTTAGGGGTGACAAGTACAGCCTTGTGGGCTTCAATTCAAGAGCAAGGAAACAACCATTTATAATTCAGAAGCTGGGCATAGGTGGATCAAATAACAAATATAAGATAACAGAAGACCAAGCTAAAAGATTTTTCGGAAAGGATGTTGCGTAATGAATGACGAAGATGGTTTTGAATTTGAAGGGGTTTGGATTACTGATAGATACAAATCCCCATGTGGTAGGTTTGACCTGACAGAAGAACAATCAAAAGAATTGTATGGAGAATAAACAATGAATGTACTATCACTGTTCGATGGAATGTCTTGTGGTCAGATTGCACTAGATAAGCTAGGCATAAAGCCTAACCACTATTTTGCAGCCGAAGTGGACAAGTACGCCATCCAAGTAACAAAGGTTAACTATCCAAACACAATTCACCTTGGTGATGTGAGGGATGTTATGTGGCCTGAGACATTTGAAGGCATCAAGATTGATCTATTGATCGGCGGTAGTCCATGCCAAGGATTTAGCTTTGCTGGCAAGCAATTAAATTTTGACGATCCCAGAAGCAAACTATTCTGGGAATATGTACGCCTACTAAAAGAATGTAAGCCTAAATATTTCCTGCTTGAGAATGTACGAATGAAACAAGAAAGCATGGACGTGATCACTGAGGCACTAGGTGTCGAGCCTGTCTTTATCAATAGCAGTCTTGTGTCTGCACAGAACCGACAACGATACTACTGGACAAACATTCCATTCGATGGCTTACCAGAGGACAAAGGTATTATGTTGCGTGACATACTAGAGGATGGTGTTACAGATAGAGACAAGGCGCACTGTATTGATGCTAACTATTTCAAGGGTGGAAATCTCAAATCATACTTTGAGAAACATAGGCGGCAACTTGTGTTTGATTTTGACCTAAAGAAATCTGGCCTTATTCAAGTTGGGGAGACAGAAGA